CTATATAGTGTGGTGGCGCCGAAGCGCCACCACTATTCACTTAAATTATGCTTGCCACTTCTGAACGGCTACACCCTTAGCACTGATAATATCAGTAAAGGCCATTCTTAGTGATGCTACTAGAATATTCTTTTGATCTTCAATGTTACGATCTCTTTCTACCATTACTCCACGTAGCGAACCAATTAAGAAATTGGATGGATTGATAACAATAGCACCAGCCTTTGCATCGGCCTTAGCTTCGAATTCACCAGAAACAATAACTGGAGAACCATTAATCATACCAATTTGACCCTTAAGAATTGTTGCATAGTTAGCACCAACTAAATCTACAGTACGGAAATCATCGTCCTCTAATAGATCATAGTAGCACTCTTGAGATACAACATAAATAAGTTCAGTTGGGTCTAGTCCCCAAACACCAAGCTTACGACGAAGTGCTTGTGCTGCTGCTACAGTAAACTTATCATTGTTAGAAATGTCAAGTGTTGTAAGTGCAGAAGCATCTGCAGCTAACTTAACAAGTCCTGTAATAGGATCTGAGCCAGCTGTTGCTGTACCACGAAGTACTGCTTTATCAACAGACTTGGATACTCTACGACTTACAGCTTCACGAACAATTTGTACTAATGGAAGTAATGTATCTTCCTCTTCCTCATATCCTAGATATTCCTTTGCAGCTAATTTGTAAGCTACAATTGTCTTATCTGTAAGTGTGTGATCAGTTGCAGTACCAGTAGATGAACCATCTGTACTACGGAATGCTGTAGATGCAATCCATGATGCATAACCAGCTTCTGGGTTAATTGGGAAGTGGAATGTAGGAGCTTGCATAGCAATTCTACGAGAAATAAGTGGCTCAACAACTAAGCGTTGACGAATGTCATTCTCAATACGTGTGCTGAACTGTTGCTCCCAATCTTGTGTCATTGGATCAACGTGTGCACCAGCCTTCTGAATAAGGTTAGCACCATAACGTGTATCTTGTGGTCTACGACCCAACATCTTAGCTACTAATACAGCAGTATCAATATCCTTTTCTGCAATATTTGTACGAGTACCGCGATCTTCAAAGGTCATCTTGTTTCTTTGAATAGCTGCCAATTCGTCAGCCTTCTCCTTAAGCTCACCACGTAGACCATCAAGAGCCTCAGTAAGCGACTTCTCTTTCTCTATAAAACGGCTCTCTAAATCTGCAATAAGCTTCTCAACATTGTTTGTAACAGTTACATCTTGTGTCATTTCATTTTTCTCCTTGTTAGACTCTATAATTAATTCTAAAGCTGCATTTACGTCAGCTGCTTGCTTCTCAATTTTATCTGAAATTTTAGCTTCTAGAGCTTGTACTAATTTCTCTATTTCAACAGATTTAGTTGCATCTGCTTCTGGGTCTGCTGGTTTAACTTCTTTCTCTTCTAAACTCATATGTATAAACTCCTGCTTAAATTTATTAAATTCTTCTTCTGATTCAAAACTTTTTCTAACTGAAAATATTGAATTTGGATTTGCTGGAACACTAACTACAGATACTTCATATAACTCTAAATCTTTTATAACAAAAAGATCTGTAGTTGGATCATAGTCTGCATCCTTTACTGTAAACCCTATAGAAAATGATCTAAGAATTCCTTCTTTAACCAAATCATATACATTTCCAGCGGCCTTAGAAATTTCAGCAACTATTTTGAATCCTTTACTATCTAAAAAATAATCAATCATCATTCCTATTGGTTTGGAATGATCGTGAAAGGCTAATATAATGGGATTCTTTAGGTAATTATCAAGTCCTCCCTTACTCCATGCCTCTTGGAGTACAATATCACTGTGTCTATCTTTATCAATTGTGTTTGCATATCCTTCAATAACTATTGAGTTAGACTCTGCTTTTTCTACAACTGAAAATTTAGAAACAATATTAAACTTTTTATCTATCATTTCTTTGGTTCCTTATCTTCTTTTGGCGGTTGCTTTGGTTTTCCACCTTGTGAAGGATTTACAGCACTACCTGCAATATTTGCCGGTATTCTTAACTCATCAGCATGTTTTTCAGGACTCTTTTCTAATCTTAATTTCTCTCTAGCTTCATTAATAGTTATAATTCCAGTATTAACAAAAGTAGAATAATATCCAGCTTCATCTTTTAACTCTGGTCTTAGTGCTAATATATTCTCTTTTATAGAATCCATATCATATCCAAAGTAAAATTCCATAGCTTTTACTAAATGATTCACTATTGGTAACACAGTATTAATATAAAACATTCTAATATTTGGTGTTATATTAGCATTATTTCCGGAGTTAAGTAATATTGGTGGAACACCTAAGGCTTTTAAAATCTTAGTTTCTTGAGTATCTATACTGTCTTTAAAATCTAGTTCTCTAAAGTCTGTGTGTCCTAATGAATCAATATCAAAATCTCCATCAAGTATAGCTGGTCTTTTTCCACCCCTTTTAGGATTATAATCTCGCATCCATTCCTGGAGTATTCTGTCTTTTACTTTTCTAGATAATGTATTCTTTGTTTTTAATACTATACCAGGAATTGCATTATTATCAAAATAGTTTTGTTGGAAAGATCCCATTGAGTTTAATAATCCTACACTTGCTAAAGCTGGCAATAATCTAGATTCTCCTCTATATATTGATTGTGCTGAGTTATCTTTTATATGAATAATTTCATCTGAGTTAAACTCTGTATTACCATATTTATACCCACTTACAAATGTTTTAGGATCTGTTGTTATTTCTACTTTAGAAGCTGGTACATGATAAAGACCGGCTCCATCAAAATATATAAATATATTGCCATCTAGTAAATAATCAGTGTAACAATTTCTTCTGAAGCTATCAACGTTCTGATATGGATTAGGTTTATAATTTAATAAACTATATAACTTTTTCTTATCTTCACCAGTGCTATATGGATTAACTCCTAAGCCTCTAATCTTATCCTTTATATCAAAATCAAATTCTGCTGCTGAGTCTACTATTAGAGAAACTCCTCTATTAACAACTTCAATCTTATTAAATGCTTGATACGCAGAGTAGGAATTAATAGTTGAAGATTGAGTCTCTCCTTGATCCATACGAATCTCTGGTTGTGCAGGATTCAGTTTTTCTATTATTTTATTTATTAGACTCATTTCTATGCTTTTCCCTTTGTATTTCAACCCACCTGCGCTGTTTTTCTGCTGTAGTTAGAGGTGGTGATTTACCATAAACTTTGTGTAATCTTTCCATATGATGAAATTTACATAGAGTTATAACATCATCATATATTTCTTTATGGTGTACAGATTTAAACTGTTCCCTATAATCTAAAATATCTTGCAAAGAATTTATAGTAATTTTTGCCTTTCTTTTAAATTGTTCCCATAACGGTGTCATTGAATAAAAATGATGAAATTGTAAATCTGCTGTTTCTCCACAAATGTAACATTCTGTGCCTTTTTTATATGCAGACTTAGATAAATCTCTTATATATTTTATTTCGTCACGTTTTAATTCACTTTTCATAAAAATGTAGTTGTAGTGTGGGTAGCTTTATAACTACCCACACTTATTGAGAATTAAACTCCAGTTAGACCAGATGTAGATAGTGTTCTACTTGGGCTAGATTCTGGAAGATCAAGCGGTGTAACAGTTTGTACATAGCTTACAAGAAGTGCTTCTACCTTGTCTACTACTGCTGTTAGGCGAGCTGCATCAAACGATACCATACCCGATGGATTTCTTGATGTCTGACCATTTACTAATTCATCTCTAGCTAGTTCAAGCATATAAACTACATCTCTAACAGACTCATTTTCAACTTCTTCAGGAATTGCAGGTGGTACTTCTAGCTGAATAACTCTTGGATGAGTTTCTGGTAGATCAAGTTGTGGCTGTGCCATAACCCAATTTTGATATGCACGAATTGCACCGATATATGATTGTAAACGTGTTTGATCAAATACATTTACTTGAGATCCACCAGAGCTAACGCTCTTTAGGATTTCAACGATAAAACGATTAATTCTACGATATAGTCCTGCTACATCATGATTGTATGTTAAAGGACCAGCATTTGTTGCTGCCATAAATTATCTCCTATATTATAATGCTACTGATTGCATTGTTGAAGCTACTGCATCATTAGCTACTTTTACTTTCCAAACACCACCTGAATTACTCCAATATAATGTGCAACCTTCTGTAGCTAAAAATGTTGTTGAGCCGCCAATAGTAAGTAAATTATTACTACTTGCAAAATCTCCAATTATACCTACTGAATCTCCTGAATTTGCTACGGATACTGCATATATTGATAAGAGTTGTCCGTCAAATCTACCCTTAGGAAGATCTAAATAAGTTAATGCTGCCGAAGCACTTGCCCACTCAAGTAAAACTTCTGATTTATTTAAGTCTATTCTAGGTGCTCCTGTACCAGCAACATAACCTGTATCTGTAGTATTACCACCATCTGTAGAAGATGCAAATGCATAAACAAATGCATTTGGATGGAATCTGAATGTTAGATCTGCGTTTGTATTTGTTACATCTACATTAACAATAACACCAGAACCTACACCAACAGTTGGATTACTTTGAATAACTGTTTCAGCTTCTGCTAAAGTTAGTGCTAATGTGCCTTTAAGGTTAATATTAGTAGTAGTTGATGCATCGGCAGAAATTGTAAAAATTGTGTTATTTACTCTAATTGTTGTTCCTGCCACTGGATTTGCTGTGAATGCTATATTAGCAGTTCCAAGAGATCCCCCAGCAGTTAATACTTGAGCTCCCTTTCCACCATTAATAGCATTCCAAGTACTTTTTATATTTGCCATATTATTTTAATCCTAAATATTTAGCTACTGTTAATAGCTTACTTTGTATGAATGCGCCGAAACTTCCTGACGCTGTATAATTGTTTGTTTGAGCGTTCCAAACACCACTAATGATATCTTGCTTGTCTTGATTAGTTACACCAGAACCACTTGCTACAGTTATTAAACCAGCGGCATTTCCAATAATTAATGATACAGAGTTTACAGTTTTTACATCTGCTAAATTGTGATTAGCACCAACGCATATAACTGTATACTGACCGTCTTCAAATGTTACAGAGTACCCGTTTATTATCTCTACTGATCTAGAATATGTTACACCAGCTAGTGTTACTTCAGTATTATGTCTATGAGTGTCTTCAAAAACTATACCAGCTTGACTATCCTCTATAT